TCAAAGAGATAATTCAAACGAATATCACAAAAGAGCAAATTTCCCCGAAAACATCGAGTTTTCGGGGATTTCTTTATATTCCGATAAATCTATCAGACACCACAAAAACACACGAAATTTCAACGGTAACTAACAAATAACTAACAGGTAACTAACACGGAAAACCTTGTCTTGTGTAAGACATTGAAAGTCTTATGTAAGACACATTTTGCAATAAAAAAAGGACGAATCAATCGCCCTTTTCGTTGCAGTATTCAATGATACATGACCGGACATCCTTTTTCGTCCGGCAATGGCAGGAATGACCGTCCTTGAAAATGATGTCATATCCGTCGTGCATGTTTCCGGTGATTCCGGAAATCATTTCTCTGTTCTTTTCTGCAATCTGCATCGTATCAAATAAACCGCATTGGTCTTTTCTGACAAGGTCTTGCATGTACGCATTGACCGACATCCCTTTACTGGATGCAAGAGCCTTGATGATGTCTTTCATGCCTTTAGGTACAACGAGATTGATTCGTTCGTAATGCTCACGCCCGAAATTGTTTTTGTATTCAGTTCTATTCATGGCACACCTCTATATTTTGTTGATAGCGTCAATCAGTTCCTCAATTTCAAAATGCGTATATACGACCTCTGTCACACCCTGCCCTTTATGACCGACAATTTTCTTGATGACCTTGTCTGACACTCCGGCAACCGTCAACATGGAAATGCATGTGTGACGGGTATCGTGAGGGCGGTGTTTCATTCCGAGGGTCTCAATAAGTGGCGACCAGTACGAATCATAATAATTCCGGTATTTGAAATGTTCACCCTCCGGAGTAGAGAGGAGATATTCACAATCATTGAGGTTGTACCAGTATTCAAAGAACGGATAAACCTTTTCAGAGATTGGAGCAGTACGGATTCCGGCAGCAGTTTTCGAGGCGACAATCTTGAAATATCTTTCCTCAAGGTTCACATTTTCTTTCTTGAGGTCGAGGAGTTCGCCGATTCTGCATCCGGTATATATCAACATGAGGATGACAGTATAATATATATTTGAATCCTTGACATCCCATAATTTCGCAACCTCTGTTTTTGAGAACGGTTCACGGTTGTATGCGTTGGGATTGCCCGCCTTTTTAATGTCGAGGTATTCGACAAGGTTTCGTTCTTTTGGAATAATCTCATGAATCACAGCGTATTTGTACATCAGACCGAATAATATTTTTAATTTCCGGAGTGTAGGATAATTTTTGCCGGATTCATCAACGACCATTTGCAGGTGGTCGAGTTTTACATCAACAAAACGCATCCGTGCAAGTTTATCACATAACGCCCATGCTGCACGGTAGCCTTTGACGTTGGAATCACTGACAGTCGGAAAATGTTCATCAGACCATCGCTCATATACATCCTCGAATGTAACCTTTGCAGCATTCACATCATAAGGATTTGCATTGAACTCCGCAAGTGCGGTCAATGCCTCTTTGCGGGTCGGGTAATATCCGACGACCGTATATAATTGTTTTGATTTACCTGTTTTCGGGTCGTTTTCCCATCCTTTTGTCTTTTTGGCAACATAAGGATTCCGGCGATTTCCCGATAATTTGTAAACCGTTCCGAATCCGTTCGGTAGTTTCATAAAATCACCATCCTAAAAAAGAGTATAAAAAATAAAACCAATGCAAAAAGCACGGTTTTATGATAGAATGGTGTTTGCAGGAACATTCTGTCGGTGCTTTTTGCAGGAGCATGAGACGGAGGTTTCACAAAGGCGATTCACGTTGCAGCGTGGGTCGTCTTTTTTTGTTGTGCATTATTCATTTGCACGGCGTTCTTTTGCGACTTTTCTATACTTGCGACCAATGACAACACATGCGACACCGACCACAACAGCAATTATTCCGGCAACCGGAACAGCAAGCAATAGAATCAATCCTAAAAGTGCAAGGACAGCACCGAGAACAATCATGAGGATTCCGCAAACACTGTATGTATTTGCAGAGTATTCCTTTTTCTGCGGTGCATTTGTTGAACTGGATGCAGCAGGATTTCCGTTTGCAGCCGTCAATCCTTTTGCAATGTCGGACACGCCGACGGTAGTTCTGTTATACACTGCGTTGTATGCTGCCTTTTTCGGGTCGTTGACGATTCCCATTCCCTTTTTACCATAAAGGGGATTGACCGCCTTTTTGACCTGCCGTTTGACTTTTCCTGTTGTTCTTGCCTTAATGCTTTTCTTGATGTTTGGTTTTCTGACACCGTATTTCATGAACACACCTCCGTTTCTTTATAAAATCAACATTCTGTAAACTTTCCTCAAGAGAGGAGGTGAGCAGAATGAAAATCCTTGTGTGGGAAGTGAGAACCTCAAAAGGGTTCACATTGATGGAGTTATCGAAGAAATCCGGAATCGGAAAATCTACGATAAACAACATCGAAAATGGTAAGGTGTCACCGACATTGTTTCAACTTGAAATGATAGCGATTGCATTAGGCGTGAACATCACCGACCTGTTTGAATCCGAATACAAATAATTGTACCATAATGCAGCGGGATTCCGGCAGCAGGAGGAACGATTTCCATGATTATGGAAATCAACCTCGATATTTCCACAATCATGGAAATATATGATACAATGCAATTCGGAAAGGGGGTGGTGTCTCCCTTGAATTACAAAGAGGCTATTGTTGAAATAGTCGGAAAGATACACAGCGAACGCATCCTCAAGAGGATATACAAATTCGTGTTGTATCTCTACACCCATGAGACTGACGGTTGAAAGACTGTCAGTCTTTTTTTGATGCAAATAAATCTATGATTCTTTGAAAAGCTGCGATGTCCTCGTCACTTGCCTCAAGTAATGCCTTGAAAAGATTCTTGCGGGCATCGTCCTCACCTACCATGATGCGGTCAATTCTTTCGATGAAATCGTCGTCGGTATCAACGAACATCTCACCGTCACCAGTAGTCAACCATATATAATCAACATTAAATTCACGGCAGATTGATTTGACCATGTGTTCGGTGGCGTTCCGGTTTCCGTTCTCAATATTAGAGATAGTGGATTTCGTAACACCTATTTTCTCACCGAACTGTTCCATCGTCATTTTCAAAGTTTTTCGCAATTCTCTGATTCGTTCACCTTGCGTCATTTGGAATCACCTCCTCTGTTTTCTAAAGCATACCACCGAAAAAGACAAAAATCAATAAAAAAGTTTTCAAACGCAACAAAAAAGAGTTGACAAAGTATTCAAACGGAATTACAATGTATTCAAACGAAACGGACAGGAGGTACAAAACAATGATGAAATCCGAATTTGAAAACCTTGCAGGTAGAGAAGTAACAGACGAACAGTACAGAGCAATCGAAACATTATACATGAGTAGCAACCTTGAAAAAACAGAATTTGTGAAAAGCATGAAACCAATACTCAAGAACATCCCGCAGCCGGAAAAGAAGAAAGACATCAAAAGAATGGTAGTGAGAGACCGGAGCGGTTACAGAAAAACACCGAACGGATGCTATTACCATATCGAATATGTTGAATTGGTAGACATCGACATCAAAACGGGAAAATACATCATCAAGCCACTTGAGGAAAAAGATTTTGAGAAACTGGCAAAAGACGGACACGATTTGAATTTAGACGCATGGTTTGATTTCGATTATGAGGATTGCATCGACGAAAAGAAAAAGCCGATTGAATTGAATTATTAAAGCCGAAACGGGGCAGCAGTCGCCCCGTCAGTGTCCGGATGGCAACCGACACTCTGACGATGGCAAGCCGAAAGACATCGTGCAGCGATACCGTGGGAAACATGGCAGCGGTCGCACCTGCTAGAAAGTGCGTGGATGGTCAACAGGTTTTCGATGATTTTTAATGTGAAAAGCATCAACACGGTGTACATTGCCGGAAAAGAGGTGGACGGGATGAAAAGACCGAGAGAACCACCAACAGGAGGAAACAGGATGGATATAGGACGAATATTGCCGACAGAGGCAGCAGCAATCCTCAATGTATCACCGCAATTCGTGAGGGTAGCAATGCAGCAGGGAAAACTCCCGATAGGAACGGCGGTGCAGATGTCCTCAATTTGGACGTATCACATTTCGGAAAAACTGCTTGCAGATTATTCCGGAAAGAACATAGAAAAAGAGATTGAGCGAATCCGAGGAGGTGTTGAAAAATGACGAGAAACGAGAAAAAGGCAGTGATTGAGAGCATGGCAGAAAAATTCATGAATATTGACGACCTTGAGGGAAAGTCAATGACCATTATGGTGATGTCTGCGTATGCCGAGGGTAAGGCAGCAGGAAAAGCAGAGGAGCGTCGCAGATGGGAACAGAAAGAGGCGGTTGCAGCCGTTTAATGAAAACGCCCCGTCATAACGGCGGGGCAGTACATAGCAGGAGCATGAGAGCAAAGAAAAAGGACAACCATTGCAGTGGTCGTCCTTGTGATAAGAGCAGAGGAGGAAGATGCGACAAGAAAAGAGAACTTGCGGTTGCGACCGTATAAAAGACAACAGAAAAGGAGTGAGAAAATGAGATTTTATCATGCAGCACCAAAAGAAACAATGATGAAGATATACGCCGAGGGCGTTCTCAAAAAGTCGTGGGATGGCGTTGTCTATATGTGCAAAGACCCGATTGACGCTTGCAAGTTTCTTGTGATTAGAGGAATGAGACAAATGAGCGTCATTGAGTTGGAACTTGATGAAAAGGAGGTTGAGGAATCACACGACCATTCAGAGACATTTTTCAAATGCAAGGCATACATAAAACATGGAGATATTGTTCTCTCCGGAGACGAGAGAATATTCGACTATGATTTTGAGTAAAGAAAAAGGACATCCGTTGCGAGCAGATGTCCGGTGCAAGTCGTGTCAGACTTGAAATTCACTAGAAATATTATAGCAAATCTGACACAAAAAAGCAACTTGAAAAGAGACCGAAAAGGTCTATAAAATCAAGGGTTTTCGGAACTTTTATCGTCCTTGTAATAGATACTAACAAGTCTACGAAAACATAACAGGAGGATTGTGTCAGATGGCAAGAAAAAGAGGGATGCAGTTTATCCCGTATGATTATGAGGCAGCATATAACAAGGCGATGGAGGACATGCATGAATGGTTCATCGAGAACCTGTTCCAACATCGAAAGAAAGTGATATATGCACTCAAAGAGATAACAGCAGGAGACCAGTTTGAAATTGAGATATATCCGCAGTTCCGGAGTATGGATGAAGTACCTCCGGAGGGGAGGACTGTCAAGAAAGATAACAACAAGGCTCAAAAGAATCTGAATGATAAAAATGCACGGAAATATGTTGAGAGGCTAATCAATGAGAATTTCAGCGACCGTGATATTTGGATGACATTGACCTATGATGACGAGCATCTCCCACCGGACGGGGATGTGGATGCAGCAATCAAGAATGTGCAAAAGTACATCCGACGCATCAACTATCAGAGGAAAAAGAGAGGTCTCCCGAATGCAAAATATGTCTATGTGACCGCATACAATCCGGATGCGGAAATCAGATGGCATCATCACATTGTCATGGATGGTGCGTTAGACATGGAGACGGTTGAATCCTGTTGGAAACAGTCAAGCAGGAATGAGGTTCGCAGGTTGCAGACAGACGAAAACGGTTTGTCCGGTATGGCAAATTACATCGTCGAGGAAAAGAACCGTGTTCCGTCGGAAAAGAGATGGAACAGTTCACAGGGATTGAGAGACCCACGAATCAAGGTCGTACACTCCAAACGTCCGGCAGCAGGAGGCAGCTATAAAAAAATAGGGTCATTTGTTGATGGTATGGTCAAAGACAGGGATTCAATACCGGAGATATTAAAAAAGTGGTATCCGGACATGGATTTCACGAATGCAAAAGTGTACTACAACGATTTTAACTGCATGTTTTACATACATGCACGAATGCGGAAAAGGAGGTCGACAGGTGAAAAGACGGATAAGACGGATAAGACGGGCATTGAAAAGAGCAGGTTTGTATAATGTGTTTCACATCACATTGATTGCGGTATTACTGACGGGATTTTGCGTGATATTGTTCAACGTCAAAGAACCGGAGCAGCAGGAGAAAGAGCCGGAGGAGATACAAGCGGAAGTGATGCAGAATCCGGAGACGATGACACAGACAGCAGAGAACATCGAGGACAAATACAAGGTATTTGACACCATGTCCGAGGACTGGGGGAGTGATGACCTTGAGGGATTCGTGTTCTATGACTTGCCGGAGCAGTATGCAGACAAAGGCTATTTTCCGGAGAAAATGCAGATATACACAAGATGTCTATGCAAGCAATATGACGTTCCGTATGCCCTTGTATTGGCAATCATAGAGCAAGAATCCGGATATGAGTTCGACAAAACCGGAGACGGCGGGCAGTCAAAGGGATATATGCAGATATATGAAAAATGGCACACCGACCGGATGCAGAATCTAGGATGCACCGACCTCATGAACCCATATCAAAACGTGAGGGTCGGGATTGATTTCCTCTCATACCTGCTCAAGAAATACGGCACGATTCAAGATACACTTGCAGCGTACAACTACGGTGAAAAAGGTGCAAGGGAATATTTGTGGAGCAACGGCGTGTATGTATATTCATACAACACGGCAATCATGCAGAGAATGAAAGAGATTGAGGAGGTGGTCGGGAAATGAGATTTGACTGGAAACCGGAATCAAAAGATAGATATTTCAGAAAAGCAGAGGCAGCAGTCAAGGCAGCGGGATTCGATGACATCCTGCGGGTAGACAGAGACCAGTTTTCCATCGTCAAAGGAACGGTCAAGGTACATTTCAAGCCGATTTCAAGAGATGGAAAGACACGCCGATGGTAGGAGGCAAAGAGAACGATTGAGAATATGCATGAAGTGCCTCCGGCAAAAGACCAGTTCGGCAGGAAACACAAGAGCATTTTCATTCACGCCTACATGATTTTAGAAATGGAGGAGCAGGACAGATGAAAATGAGAGAAGTCGCAGAGAGATTCAGACATATGCTCAAAGTCAAGGATTGCAGACATTTATGTCTGACATGTGAATATTACGAAATATGCAAAAGAGAGGTGAATGCAGATGAATATGAAATATGCAATGAGAAGTGAGGACACAGAGCAAATCAATGTCGTGTCGTGGGCGAATTGGAACATGAACCGTTATCCGGAATTGAGATGGTTGTTCCATGTACCGAACGGAGGCAGCAGGAACAGAGCAGAGGCAGTCAAATTCAAGCAGATGGGTGTCAAGGCGGGTGTTTCTGATTTGTGCCTCCCATATCCGAAAGGCTCATACTGTGGATTGTTCGTTGAAATGAAATTCGGTAACAACAGGCAGCAGGACACGCAAAAAGAGTTCCTTGCAGACATGGCAGCAGCAGGACATTTCGTCGCAACCTGCTATTCAGCAGAGGAGGCAATCAAAGTCATTGAGGAATATTTGAATCTATCGGATGCGTTGCACATGGAGAGGAATTTGAACATGAGCATCCCGAACAACAGCATCCTCAAGGATGGGAAAGTCAAGGGAGGCAGGTCATGACGCTTGCGGATTTACTCAACACATTAGAGAGTGCGGACATGCTGCGAATCATCAAGGGAGGCGAGGAGATGTTCGTCGGCTATCTTGCATTATTTGCACCGGAGGTCGGTCACACGAACTGCAAACTCTATGAACAGTATAAATTTGACAAGGTTGTGAAATTCAGAGCAGTTCCGGAGATTACTCACAGGAAATGGAAAGAATTGAACCTCATGTCACCACTACGACCGGACGAAACGCCGGATTTCAAGTTTCAAGAATTGCAAATGAAACTGTATTACACAATTTATTTATAACAGGACAATAACAGGAAAACAGGAGGAAAAGACATGAAAATTATTGCAGTAATGTCACCAAAAGGAGGAATCGGGAAAACAACGACATCCGATTCAATCGCCTATATGTTGGGCGAGGAGCAGGGGAAAAGAGTGCTTGTGTTAGATGGAGACCCGCAGGGAGACACATCAAAGACGTTCGGGGTATATGAACCGGACGGAATCGGCATGAGTGAATTGCTTGAGAAACATGAATGTGTCGGAGGTACATATAAAACGGGCGATTTGATTCGACCGACCGACTATTCGCACATTGACATCATTCCGGCGAATGGCTATCTCATGAAAACCGACATGAATCTGCTGCTCAAGTCAGAGGACAATCAAGTCACACGATTGCGTGAGGCGTTGGAGGAGGTCTCCGGTGCATATGATTATTGTGTTTGTGACTGCGGGCGATTGCTCGACATGGTAGTCATTAACATTCTGATTGCAGCAGAACTCATTATTGCTCCGGTAAAGGTCGGGGGATATGAAATCGAGGCATTACAGAACCTTGAGGAGCAGATTGAGGACTTGAGAGACATCAATCCGGACTTGAGAATCAAGGCACTCATGACAATGCGACAGAAAAACAAGACATCTCTTGAGGTTGAGGAGTGGTTGAAAGCAGAATCCGGATTTGACATGTTTGTCACACCGATTCGCCGTTCTATCATCGCAGAGAAATCCACAACGGCAATGATACCACTCCCGAAATTTTCAAAGCGTGGGATTGTGTCTCAAGATTACAGATGCGTTGTGCATGAGTTACTCAAGGAAATGGAGGGGTAGGAATGAAAGAACACGATTGGATGAAATTATATGCGGATGCAGAAAAATTCATGAAAAAAGTCGGAGGCACTGATTTCAACATCAAAACAAACATAAAAACCGAAGGATGGGGAGAGGCACTTGTGACGGTAAACATCCCAAAAAGAAACAATCCTATTGCAATAATGAGGATGGATGCGAATGAATATTGCAGCAGATACAAAGGGTTCAGACGAGATGGAAAATTATATCTCACATACATGTTGAGGATAGAGAAAATAAATGCGGAGGATTAAGCACATGGGAAATATTGTGGAAACAGCAAAATGCAGATTCTGCGGTCAGATGACGCAGATTGAGGCAGATGAAAAACTGACAGCAGCACAAGCAGAGGAACAGGCAACAATGACATGTAACTGCACAGAGGCGGTCGAGTATCAGAAAGAGAGGCAGAGAAAAGAAAAAGCAATGATGAATGTATCTGCCTTGTTTGGAGAGAATGCAGCACCGGACAAGAGATGCGGTGAGGGCATCGTGAACATCTTAAAGGCAGCAGTCGAGGAGATTTACACCGGAGGACTTGCAAAGGTCACATTGAACCTCCGAGGGGGGGTCAAAGCATCAATTTCACAGAATGCAAAGGGTGAAATCAACGTCGAGCGTACAGAGACAAAGAAACAGAAACTCACAGAGTAATGACAGGAGGTTGAACAGATGGCAGCAGGATTCAGCGTGAAAGACGCACTCAACAAGAACAGCAAAGCGGGGATTGACGAATCTCCGAGAGCAAGATTCCGGACAAAGGACATCTCAATTTTCAAGATGTACCGGAATGATATGAATTTTTACAGTGTAGAGCAGATTGAGGAACTGGCAGGAGACATCCTCATGTATGGACTGAAACAGAACCTCGAACTTGTATATGCACCGTGCGAAATGGGCGAATATAGAATCGTGGCAGGTGAAAGACGGTGGGAGGCTCTCAAGTATCTTGTATCAAAGGGATATAAAGAATTTGAACTTGCGACCAGTAAATTAACGACACCGCAGGACGATGACGAGGAGCAGGTTGAAATCATAATTGCGAATGCATACCGTACAAAGACCGTTTCAGACATGATTGAGGAGGAAACACGCCTCAAGGCATCTCTTGAGCGTATGAAAGCAGCGGGAAAGAAAATCAAGGGATATGACCTGCAATCCGGACGATTGAGAGAGGTGATTTCATCAATGCTGCACATGAGCAAAACAAAGGTTGCTCAAATAGAGGCAGTCAACAACAATCTGATTCCGGAATGGAAAGAGGAACTCAAGGGCGAACGCCTCACATTTTCCGCAGCCTATGAATTGAGCGGGATGACAGAGGACGAGCAGCGGGAGGCACTGGGGAAATTTACAGAGACCGGAGAACTCACGCACAAAGATGTGAAAGATATGAAAGCAGAAAAGGCAACAGGACAGCAGGTGTCAGAATCCGACACAGAGGCAGAAATCGGCATGAATCCTCCGGAGACAAAAGCGGGCGACGATTATGAAACGCCACATCCGGAGGGAATCACATCAATCTGCTATTCCTGCACCGAATATGAGATATGTAACGTCAAGACCGGAACATGTACCTCATGCGACCAGTACAAGAACCGTACAGAGGCATACAAGACCGACGAGCAGAGATATTCAGAGGAACAGGATGCAATCGACCGTGAGACAAAGAAAAAACTCCGTGAGATGGAGCAGGAGGAGAAAATGAAAAACCTCCCGTCAGATGCAACGGGGGAGATAAAGAGCATCAGAGTATCAAAGGAGAAATTCGAGGAATACACGGGAGAACATAGAAAACCGTACATGATAACAAAAGACGACGGTTTCAAGGTCGGAAATGTCGTCAAATTGGTAGTATTTGCAGCAGGTAAAGCAACCGGAGAAACAGCAGACATGAGAATCACATGCAAAGACGACGACATCACATGCAGCGGATTGACGGACGGATGGTGTGTCATTGGTCTTGTAGCAGAAAAGGAGGAATAATCATGAATGACATCAAAAGAGGCGAAATGTTCTATATCAGCAGAAGGGGGGCATCCTACAACGGGAGCGAACAACACGCAGACCGTCCGGCGGTAGTGGTTAGCAACAACAAGAACAATGAGAACAGCAATGTTGTTGAAGTTGTATATATGACCACACAGCCAAAAACAGACCTCCCGACACATGTGACAATAAGGTCAACAGGCAGAATCAGCACGGTATTGTGTGAGCAGGTTTATTCGGTATCAACGGAACGCATCGGAACATATATCGGAGAGGCGACAGACAAGGAAATGGAGAATATCGACATTGCTCTCATGATTTCCTTGCAGTTGGATAATGGCATTAAGACAGCAAAAGAGTATTACAAGACCATCAAGGAGCAGCAGGAGGAAATCGACAGTCTCAAGAGAGAAATTGAGACAATGCAGCAGGAGCATGAGGAGGCAATCGCAGAGATTGAACAGGATGCAGCAGTATACGTTGAGGAAAACAAGAAAATTGCAAATATGACATCATCAGAGGACACAATCAGATTACAGACAGAAAGAGACACATACAAGACCATGTATGAACAGTTACTCAACAGATTAGTGAATGGAGGAGCAGCATGAACAAAAGCGAGTTAAAGGCAATATTTATCAATGCAAAGGCAACAGATGCGAAATACATCGGAGTGAGCATCCAAACAGAGGGCAGCAGTCAACCGGAAATCATCATCAATCCGAATCCGAATTTTGATGCGAAATTTGACTACTACATGGAGGCATACGACGACGATTTGATTCTGATTGCAGCAAAGGGCAAAAAGGACATCAGAATCACGGCAGCAGGGCAAGGAAACCGTTTCGAGGATATTGAATGTCAGTTATTAGGAGAGCGGGGCAAGGGTTGGAAAGAACTCATTGCAGGAGCGATTGACAATGCGTATGAGAAAATGATTGCAACCACACCTCCAACGACAGAGGAGGAACAGACCCATTGTGAAATGATAAAAGAGGCAGTCAAGGGAATGTTCATCAATGAGAGCAGGACGGCAGCAGAGGCAGAGTTCATCAAGACACACATTGTCGACTATGAGAAAATATTCGATGTGTGCATGAATGGTGATGACCTTGAGTTCAAAAAAGGACTTGTCAGATTGCAGAAAATGCAAAATGAATATGTTATGCAGCGGGAAAATGACTGATAGAGAAAAAGAGGCGTTCATCGGCGGGATAGAATTTGCGAGAGACTGGAATCTCGACATCCCGCCGGATGATTTGCGTTTATACGAGAGATTGATTCAAGAAAGGACAAAAAAAGAGAATGAACAAAGTCATATTGATGGGTAGGCTCACAAGAGACCCGAATGTAAGATATACACAGCAGAACGGTTCACAGGAATCCATGTGTGTGGCACGTTATACACTGGCAGTCGACCGGAGAGGTGCAAGAGACGGGCAACAGTCGGCAGATTTTATCTCATGCGTGGCATTTGGGAAAAACGGCGAGTTTGCGGAAAAATATCTGAAACAGGGAACAAAAATTGTTATTACTGGCAGGATTCAGACGGGTTCATACACCAACAGAGACGGGCAAAAGGTATATACGACGGATGTTGTGATTGAGGAACAGGAATTTGCAGAAAGCAAGAGGGCAGCAGGAGAACAGGCAGAAAATGCCGGATATTCAGACGCAGGAGACGGATTCATGAACATTCCGGACGGTATCGACGGCGAATTGCCTTTTATGTAAGCGAAAAGGAGGGTTGTGATAATATGGGAATCTTAAAAGGTATAATTGACCGATTTCGGGCGATGGGAAAAACGGAAAAAGAGATTTCGGGCATTATTGAGACGGCAGCAGACAAAGCGACCGTAAATCCGGATGTCACGAAACCGGAAAAACAGAAAGAACCAGAAATGAAGATTGAAACAACAGCAGAGGCGTTCGTTGAGGCAGTTTTGCAAATGGGAACGACTTTGCAACAGGCAAAAACGGCAATTTTGAAAATGAGCAGTTCAAGAGATGCGGAAAACCGCAAAAACACGAATAACTGGCGTAAAATGCACGGTCTGCCTATGAGAAGAAAGCAGAAAGCGAGGAAAAAGCATGAAAGAGGAAAAGGAGCAGACGGTCATTGAAAAAACCTTGCTATATCTTGAAAATTATCGTGAAATGGAACGATACATCAACGAGGCAGTATCAGAGACCTCTCAAGTGCCGGATATAGGCAAATACAACATATCAGCAGAAAAGGCGTTCTTGCAATCGGTCAGAGAGTGCCGTGCAGAGACGGTCATTCTGTTTGAACACTTGAAAAAGGCTCTTGCATCGCTCAAGGAAGATGCAGAGGCAGCAGGTGAGGGGTACAAATACGACACTCTTGAGGCGGTCTATATAAAGGGCATGTCATACGAGGATATAGTGAGGGAGACAGGATGCGGACGCAACTCACCGAAAAAGTGGTGCAGGGTGATGATTCAGCGGTTGTCAATCAAGTTATTCGGTGCAAAAGCGATTGAAAATGATAAAAACGGAGTGAAAACAGGGTGAAATGAGGGTGAAAACAGGGGTAAAAAGTGGGTGAACAAAAGACAAAATAAACGTGATAATATGTTAGCGTGAACAGTTGAGACGAGCGNGGATATACACAGTCATGTGCATAACTGCCCGCCTCTTGTGGATAACACAGCAGGAGAACACAGCAAGAGAGGAGAACACAGATGCTATTGAAATCATGCAGGTGTGGCAAGTTGATTCCACAGTCAATGAAGATGTGCGAGGAGTGTGAGCAACGGCAGCAGTCGAGACACATGATATACAACAACACACGGCGAGACGAGAGAGCAGCAGAGTTCTATGTATCAAAGGAATGGCGGGCAATGCGGGAACGTATCATTGAGGTTTATGACAACATAGATATATACGCATTATATGTCGAGCATGAGTTACTCACATGCAATCCGGTTCACCATATCATTGAACTTGAGGACGACTGGGAACAGCGATTGAATCCGTTCAACCTCATACCTCTCAACCATAAGACACACAACACAATCACTGCTCTGTATAAGCAGAGCAAAGCAAGTATGAGAGCAACACAAAAACAGTTGAGGTCACTGATTGAGTACCACTTTCGAGAGGCAGGGGGATATAAAAAAGTTTTGTGCGATTCGTTTTTAGTCGCACCCCCTCTTTTCCTTGGAGAAAACTCCCCACGGGAATTTCAG